ATCTCTGTCAATCAATGTCCCAAATTCTGTTCTAGCTGTTCTATCAAGCTTACCAATTTTGGCTCCTAATACATCACCCGACAATGTAAAGCCATAAGCTTGAACAATAGAAGCCACTCGCCATTTAGTCTGTTCTCCTTGGTCGTTTCTTGATTGTCTTTCGTGCCAAACAGGCTTGCCTAATCTAGCTGATGCTGTTGCATCATAACAAAACACAGAGTCAGAGAAGTGAAAGCATACAAAGAAACTGCCATCTAGGGCGTGAACAGTCGCGAACACATCCTGCAATTGTTGGTCTGTCTCTTGAGAAATAATATTATCAATTGCCTCTGTTGCAATTTTAACTGCTGATGACCCAGTAAAGCGCCAAATAGAAGGCTGCTCATTAGTGCCACCACCAAGAAATACAAAGGAATTATCAAATTCCACGATACTGAATTTAGCTTTAACACCTTTCTGAACTACGCCGCCAGGAATACGCTGAAATACAAATCCTGATCCGCCTACATTCTGGAATGGCTCAATAGTCTCATTACCTGCAATATATAAAACATTTCTATTAACATGTATGGCTGTATTATCATCTGGATCAACTTCAGCCGTCCCAAAGTCTAAGGAGTCATAGACTAGACCATCATTCAAATTGGAATGAAAAAATTTATCCTTAGCAATATGGACAAAGAAGCCATCTTTATACGCAACTTGATTTGATGGCCCAAGTGTAAAAAAATCAGGATCAGTGATTATTGTTAGAGTATCTGGCGACTGGGTGAAAATATAGCCAGTAGTGCCGGGCACAACAATAATCAATTGGATTCCATTGTCAGCCATCGATACGCGTCCAGTTCCTACAATGGACCCTAGATCATTAGATGTGCCATCAGAGTTAACTCTAAACAAGTTATTACCATTCACAAAGAAAGCAATAGAATCCATTACATGAGCGCCACGATTATTCTTTGTGCCAACAGTAGCAAACTGAGTTAATCCTGGAGTACCTTTAAGCTGCGAAATAGATAAAGCATTAGTTTCAGGCACAACGGGTATCCAGTTTATGCATTGTTGGGCAGCAATAGGACGCGATGAATCCTCATAGAAGCCAGTTGCGATTGGTATCTCAACTTTTGCCATAATTCTTAAATTCCCCGTGTAGCAGATCGGCGGCGTCACAGTATGCTTTGTGCGCATCCTCGGCAGTGTCGTAATAACCTATGTGGACTCTACGAGCAGGTCTAACCGCCCATATTAGAGTGCCTGTGTCAGGATCGTAATCAAATAACTCTTTAGCTTTCTGGTAGAACTCTATATTAGTCATATTAGTTAAAATCTGGCTGCAAGTTGATAGATTCAAATTCTTCATCGAAACCTAATAAATTATCTAGCATGTCAGAGGCTGCAAGGATTATTAATTGAAGTTTCTGGAATGGAACATTGTAATCTACCCCTAATCGGGCAGCTCCATTCCATATAAGAGTTTCCGCCCATTCAATAGGGAAATCAGGGTTATTACTGGTAATATCAAAATCTTCAATGTTGCGCTCAAAAGAGAATCTTACAAAATCATTGACACTTGATGCTGTTTGCCATACATACATTCGCCCATTACCCAATAATGGTGAATAATAAGCGTTGACTACTGTGCCTTGAGATTCTTTATTTACTTGGTTGAAATATTCACTTCTAGACCATGACTCAACTTGTATTTCGTTATCTTCATTGAATGTTTTACGCCTAAAACTAGTGACTCTAAGAGGTCGCTCTATGAAGGTTGTGAATGTAAACACGCTGTTACCTAATGCAGCAACAGAAGGAATCCCAGTTGTAATAGTAATTTGAATAGACGAATCAACAGATACAATGGTCGTCCAGTGTCGGGTAGCATCATCTAATTGAATGCCCACATTATCTGCTGCTAACATGTCTGTGGTACTTGTTACTTCAATAACAGTAGCTAAAGCTGCTTCTGCTGTCGTTGTGGTAGTGCTGATAAAGTCATCTAGGTTCGTCGCTTCATCCCCTGTAGGCCCAATTAGATAATCAGTCTTACCAACATCCAGGAATAAAACACCTTCCTCTCTTGTCCACAGATGCAGCCCTTGACCTTGCCAGGCTTTAACCATCAGGTTCAATGTATCTAGCCCATCTTGGACTTCCTCTGGCTGAAGGTCTTGCTCTGCGCGTTTAACACCAATCTTGCTGAACATCGCATTGATGATATCAAGAGCAGTTACTTGGAAATTTGTACTTCCGCTTGTAGCCACTTATAGGTCATCCTGTGTTGGGGGTGCTGGGAATCTATCAGGCTGTCTAACCCGTGTATCTTCCACGCTAATATCATCTGTCCTTCCACGAATAAACAACTGTGGATGGGCAGGGTTCCAGTTGCGTCTATGAGTCAATAAGCCTTTTTGAGTGCCGCTAAGCTTCACCAATTGAGAACGCTTATGCTTGAACCCAGTAATGTCATCAATGGCATTAGAGTCGCCTAGCTTAAGTGTGTTTCTACGGCTTTTACGGCGCATTACTTATGACCTGATTGCCTAGCTTTATCGAGAGCTATTGCTACTGCTTGTTTAGGCTTTCTTCCTTCCTTCCGAAGCTGGCGGATATTAGAAGAGACAGTCTTTTGAGATTTACCACGTTTAAGCGGATTCTCTAGCTCTTGCTGTTCAATCTGATGGCCTACTTCTTGCTGTTGTGTTTCACGCATTCTCGACATTGAATCTCTCCTGATTATCCACTTAATGACAAGTTCATATCTTCCACTGTTACATTCACAGTATCATCATTATTTTCAACGAATATTTCTATAAAGTCATCTTTTACTAAGTCTTCTTGCCATACCATTGTAGAGTTGCCTTTAATATTCAGCTTAACATTATTACTAATACCCGAATCAGTAACTACAGTGCCATTCTTAGTCACAAAGAAAGTTACATCTTTTGCCCCCCCTGAAGCTGTGGTTGCAGTCATTGTAGTGAATATTTTCGCTGTAATAGGTTTTTCACCTTTGTAAGTAACCCGTCCAGCAGCATTTCCATCAAAAATGGATTCTTTTTGGACAGTGAATGTTCCGGCAATTAGAACCGGAGTGTTGACAACAGATATAACCGTCTCTGTAGTATTGTTTAAAAGAAATACAAGAGCGTTAGCTTCAGTATCTCTGGTTGGAGAATTATCTCTAAACTGCCACCTAACATCATCGACTGTTATATTTTCTAAATCTGTCATTCCACCAGAGAAAGAACTGTTGGAAATCATTGCTAAGGAGCCAACGGTAACATTCCCACTATCCACTAATCCAGATAACCCAAAGGAACCAGAAGGGCCAATAAAGATAAGATTTAATGCCTCTATATTCGGAATAACAGCTGTTCCGTAATCAAGTCCTTTAAAAGTTACAGAAGTTGAAATTAAAGCGACCTGTCTTATTGATGCGACCAAGATATTTGCGCCAATAAAGGACATACCGTCATCAGCATCAGGGCTATTAGAACCAGATATATCCACAGCTTGAAGATTATTAAATGTGCCAAATTTCGTACAAGAAGCAACCGATATATTAATTCCTAGGAAAATACCAACACCGGCAGAAGCAGCAATCCAGCTGAAAGCTTGTGCATTAGGACAGCTAACAGTAATGCTGGTAATCTGAAACGAAGCCGTCCCATTAAACATATTTCCTGTTCCAGAATATGTCAGGACAGGTCCAAAAAGATTACCAGCCGTAAAACAGGCCCCGTTCTCTACAGTAAAATTTTTTGCAGTTGTAAAACCAGATAACAGTAAATAGCATTTACTAGCTTCCAAAGTGATCGTGGTGGCATCTTGCACAGGGAAATCTGATTCTTCATTAATAGAAATGGCAGATATAAGATTTCCATTAACCAAATATCTTGGCGCAGGCGAATTGCTTGGCCTAGGCGTTCTTAAATTATAATCACCCTCAAGATTGGTCTGAGCCATGAGCTTATCGTCCGCCAGCCTGTATAATTGTTAAAGTAGCACTACCAGATGTGAAAGCAGTTACGTTAAGTCGACAAGCTTTTACTGGGAAAGCAATATTGCCATCATCGGTAACGGTCTTTCCATTTAATCCATCGTTATCAAAAAATGTGGGTGTTACTGAAGGATCTTGAATATCATCAAAAGTATGCTGCACGGAATAAGTTAGTACGGCACCACCAGATAGAACCACTGCAAGCGCGACCTTAAAATCGTTCTCACGCCAATCAAGAGGAATAGTGGCACTTGTTGTTGCAGATGATACTGTTACTGTTACTGGCTTCATAATCTACCCCTGTTTAATTAATTTAATCGTGCCAAATTCCAAAATAGCAATGATTGCCTTCATGTATGAATGCCGTCCAATCCTGCTTTAAGAGGTGGAGTCTGCAAGGGTTAACGTGTATCTCAGCGCAACCACCGGACTTTGGTCCACACTCCTTCTGTAATGATTCTAAATTGCCATAGAATTTGATCTCAAATTGGTACTTGTTCAATGGAGGGTCTTTCTGTGGCCCTTGGACCTCAACTCTCGGAGGCTGGGCATCAAAGGTTGAACACCCAGTCAGCAACAGGAGCCCCAGTAAAGCTAAGATTTTCAATACCTTCATAGTGTTGCCACCTGATTAGCTGTTAACGCTGCTGCATAAATACGGAAGTTTTTAATGTGGCCGAATAGATGAGTTTGTGTCTGTCTTTTGCCTATAGAAATCCCTGTTTTTGTTCCTGTAATAGCGGTAAAGGAGCTAATAGTTCCTTGGGATATGGAATCCTGGAAATACTCTACACCTGATCCGTCAAATGTGACTACAAGAATTTCAACACCTACCGGAACAGTACCATTAATTATATCAGCTCCTGCATTACCTCCATGAAACACTGTGGAAACTGACGCATTTTGCGCTCTACCTATTCTGAATGACTCGCCTTCGACAGTATACCAATCTTGCTGAACTGAGTTTGTTCCTAATACATCAACACTAGCACTAATACTATAATCAACTGTAGGCACAGGGATATTAGCCGCATCAATACTCAGATTATCCGCTGTACGAGTTACTGTGCTTGCGACTGTTTTAATGTAACTTGAGGCGAAGGGGAGTTCTTCTAGTTGTGCGCCCCATATAAATATTTGATCTATTCCTGTGGCTGTGGCATACGCCTTAGTACCATCCACTGCTGCTGGCTGGACTCTTGCTGTTACAACCCCAGTTGAGCCAGTTGTTAAGCCAACTGTAATTCTAACCCATCCGTTAGTAAGCACTTTGGTTGACACAAAAGGAGAAATAGGCGAGTTGAAATCATCATTAGTACTTATAGACCCATCAGTTAAATCTATAAAACGTCTTACTCCTTTGGATGCCGAGTCAAATATAGTTATAACTGCAAAATCTTGTGCTGCTTTTTTTACAAAAACAGTATGATTTACTATTGTTGATATCGCTATACTAGCTGTTGCTTGGCTTACTCTTTTCTCTTCCGAGCTAACAGATGATGCTTGAATTCCGTCTGCTGTAGAATTCCCATCTGGCGCAACTGTTGAGTCTGCTGATACTATTGCAGTATTTTTAGTCCAAGCAGCATTATCAAACTCTTCACTTCTCAGCAGAAGATTAGTACTAGCCCCTTCAATCAGAATGCCGTTCTGTTCGAAACGAGCCGCGTCTATTGCCGCTGTTTTAACTAGGCCATCATCTTTATCAACGAAAGTCCCAATAGTAGAGCGCGTGAAAGTTGCAGAGCCTGTGCCGAAATCTAACCGCAAGTCCTCACGAAGAGGCAGAAAGGATAATGGTTGAGGCAAGAAAATAGCATCCACACCGCCAGTCAACCCATCGACTGATACAGTGTCGCTAGATATTCCTCCAGGTGCCGCCACTCCTTCAAATACTGAAACGCCCATTATTACTATTCCCGCGACTTTTTAAGGTATTGTATCATTGAATAAAGCCTCTCAATATTGTCTTCTACTGTGCCTAATACCGTATTGCATTGAGCACAAAGCAAGCCTCTAACTTTCCCTGTATCGTGACAATGATCTACTGCCAAATTCTTTATCTTGCCATGTAGCTTTGCTCTCTCTGGCCTAGAACATATTTTACAAACAAAATCCTGATCGACTAGCATTTGCATATATTGATCGAGAGT